AAATTATATAGCGAGTTTGGCTACGACACTTGTCACCCAGATGAAAAATATGTTATAATGAGCAAAACAATTAAATTATTACAAAATGACTAAACTAGAATTACAACAAATGTTACAAAGTATGGACCATTATACTCAATACTCAGATGATTATAGCGTTGTTGAGCATGGTAGAAAACAAAGAGATTTTATACTTGAGCAACTAGATAATCTATTCAACAAGAAGTCTGAAGCTCTTGAGTTTTACAACGAAAATACACCTGATGGTTTAGGTTATACACAAAGTTACATTGATGAATTAAAAGCAGAAGGAAACTAATATGACATATACTTATAAACATATAGAAAAAGATAAAGTAACTATCATTACTACAACAGTAGATGAAGATAATAATGTAGAAACTACGCAAGAAGAGTTACTAATTGCAGAGTGGGAAGAACAACAAAAAGATAAATACTATTAAATTATGAAGAAAACATTACTTATAGCAACAGCAATAACATGCTTTGCATTTACATCAAAAAAAGAATACAACGAAAATTACATAGAAGTAGTTAATACTCTTGAAGATATGCAAGAGTGGTTAGTTGCTGATATACAAAACAAAGAAATATCACAAGAACTAGGTAGAGCTTACTTGCAAAATATTGATGAGTGTTTATCAAGACTTGAAGATATGGATTATCAAAACAAGTGATATGACAGCGATAGACTTGGCGGTATATTTAATAATCTACTATTTTTTAGTAGCACTAAAAAGATTTATATATGAAAGCAAATAAATGGATAGGTGTCGCTGTAGCGGCAACGTTAGCGTTGACTTCATGCGAAAACAGAGAAGAACAATGGCTAGAAGACAGAATAAATAGTTGCAATGTAAAAGCAATGACAGGTATTAAAGTTACTACAACAGCAATTAGCACATGTACTGGAAGGGATACTTCTTGGGTAGATCAATTTGCTAGTTGCTATGTAGTAAATATCGGAGCGTTACCCGAAGTAGATGATGTAAACATAGATACTTACGAGTTTTATGCTATGTTAAACAATAAAAAAGTAACAGGTGGTGAAGCTATGCTAGATAAATTAGATAAAACTTGTGAAGGTATTGTACGAGACGCTGTGTTTTCTCAGTTTAATGTACAAGATTTAAACATAGTAATACCTATCGAAGACTTAAACTCGGCAGAGTTTTATGTAGAAACACCTAATAACATAAGAAAATTAACTTTAAATGAAATATACTAATGAAAAAACTAACAATATCAGTTGCTATATTACTAAGTGGTGTAGTAGCAAAAGCTCAAACAGAGTTTGTTGAGCTATCAAGTAATAAACTATTTAAAAGAAGTTATGCTAAATACTATAATGACAGTGGTATACCTCTTGAAGAAGATTTATCAGTGTCAATAGTTAAAGGTAACTTAAATTATCACTGGGTTGAGTATTATAACGCAGAAGAAGTGCAAATTATTTGTGCTGACAAAGAAAATGCTTACAGAAAAATATGTGTAAACGAGAACTGTAATACATACAATACTTATAACGAGATTTATACGTTTAAATTAAGTGGTGTATTAGATACTCTTAAATTTTATAAACCAAGTTATAACGAATAGTTACAAATTAAATACGATTGCTATTGGATAATATATATGACAATTGCGTATTAAATAAAATTAAATTATATGAATTACTGTAAATGTGGTGAGCCCGTACACCCAGTTAGGCAAAAATACGGGTATAAAACATGTGTTAGCTGTAGTAGTACAGAGCGTGTAGCTTCAGCTCCAGTTATAAACCATAAAACTGGTAACACAATACAAATTGTTACTCAAGAAGTAGCAAAAGCATTATATAAAGCAGGTAGACGTAAAGGTTACGGTACTTGTCTTAGATAATACGAGCGTGGCGCGTGAGATGTGTACGAGTAACCGGTTTAAAACTAATGAGCTCGATCTTACACAGATAATCCGAAGGAACTGTGTGTACTCACTTGGCCACCTCGTTTTATTAAGTAAATTAAACAACTATGATTATATTAACAGTATTAGACTTTGAAGATGGATTAGTGTATCAGTATGATATTAGTACAGAAGGTTGGAATCCAGATACAGAAAGTTGTGAAGAATTTTTAACAAAACAAGGGCACAACTTAAAAAACTGCGAGTGGATGTCACATAGTGACGACACTATTAACAAAATTAAAATAGAATTATAATGAAAGAATTTGAAACAGATATATTCTGGCTTGATAAATTTGAAGGAAAAGCACAAGGAGGCTTATGGTTTCGAGCGTTTGACTTAAATAAATTTATACAAAAAGTACAGACTGACAATAAAAAAGTTGTCGGTATAAGATTTGAAGGAAATAATTTAGAACTAATATATACAGAAGAATAATGGAATATATGTCAACAGAAATTAGATCTGCTCGTGAAGTAATGACTATCTTCAAGATACTAGGTATCAAAGATGTGTCAACAAAACGTCAACGTAAAAACGGTACACAAGTATTTGAACTACCTATACAACAAATGTATCAAAGCTTAGTACCAAAACCTTTACGCTTTGCGTGCTATAAGTCAGGCTATGTGCGTAATGTAAGCGAGTACAACACAAGTCCTTACCAAATAAATCAAACTAAAATTGTACCTTCAGGTTACAAAGATTGGACTTGTACAGTGCGTAAACTAATACCAAATTGGGAAGAGCGATTGATATACTTAGCTAAGTTTATTATTAAAAACTACTATCAAAAACCTACATACTTAATTAACGACTATGTTATTGAGTGTTTACAACAAGAGCGTAGACAAGCTAACAAAGATCGTGAGTGGAATAATCCATCAGGTTTACCATTTGGTATAGAATATGCAGATCAAGCTGACGACATACAAGTAATTATTAACGGACATAGATACAATTTATCATGAATAAAACATTAGAACAAATTATAGAAATAGTATCAGAAAGAGCTATTGAAGTTATAGACGACGGTTTATATGAACTAATAGGTAAAGATGAAGACAATCCAGATGAGTTTTATATGGACTACATGGAGTGTTTACCACATATACTTAAAAACATAAGTAAATTTCAAAATAAATTAGAAGATGAAGAAGATTAAACATATATTAAAAAGCATGTTCACTTACGAGCCTAATATAATTAAAAATTTAAAAGAGTATGACAAAAAAGAGAAAGCTAAACAGCAAAAATCCGAAGTACAAAACAAAAGCAGAAGTACAAGCAACAACTAAAGAAGTTGACAAAAGGGTGCTAATAGCAGAAGCTAAAGGTGCTAAAGTATACGCTACGTTTTACAAATAGAATACGAATACTAACGGATAATATATATAAACCAATTAAATTAAACCATTATGACTAAAGTAGAATTAGAAGTAAAGTTAGAAGCTTTACAAAAATTGCTTGAAGAAAAAGCAAACGAACAAACAACTTATCAAAACCAGATAAACGACTTACAAAAACAACTAGAAGACTTAAACAAGCCAAAGCTTACACCAATGCAGTTTGATAAAGTTAGCGAAGCTATAGAAACAGCTATTGGTAACTTTGATTTTTCTAACGAAGACAACTACAGCATTGAGTTCGGCCTTGACTATGACGGCAGAGTACATTGTGAGTCTTTCAGCTTTGATAATGCTTATGACTTACACAGTGAAATATATGGCTATGTAGAGCGTTTGTTTGCTGAAGCTGAGTGTCCAGACGAAGATGATAACCAAGAAAACCAAGACTAATATGAAAGATGGTATTTACGAAAGCGATAATGCTAGATACTTTGTACAAAACGGTAAAGTGCTAATGCACTTAAAAGGTATCGGTTGGTACAAAACAACTAAACATTTTAACTTCGGTAAGTGGGTGTCAGAGCTTAACTCAGCAATGAGCGTTAACTTTGACTACGCATACTCATTAGCAAAACAGTGGTAATATGACAGCAGAACAAATAGAAAATTACATTACAACTCAACTAGAGTGTACACCAAGACATGACTGTGAAGCTTTAGCTAATGCTATTAACGATATTGCAGATGAAATAGAGTTTGACTCTTTTAGACTAATGCAGTTACTATTAGAGAACAAACCTATTGATGCACTACATACGCATAGCTATGGTTTCCATACATCTAATGGTAGAGAAATTATTAACGGAATACAAAGTAAATATTATGAGTACGAGAGCACAAGTTAGATTTGCTACAAGAGAGCAAGGTGTATCATTTAACGATCACCCAAAAGTTATACACGCACAGTTTTACGTGCACCACGATGGTTACCCTGAAGGTTTAGGTTTAGAAATAGCTGAGTCATTAACTAAATATAAAAAGATAATGCATTGGGAAATAGAAGAGCTATTTACAAGACATGGTGATCTTGAATATATATATTATGTATGGCAACATCCAATGAAAGAAACATGGATTAGCATCTTTGAAGAAAGATACGAAGAAGACTTAACTAAGTCTGACAAATGTATATTCGTAGGTCGACCGAGTGATCTTATAAGTAAATACAAACCTAATACGAATGAAGAAGGATAATATAATTATGACAGACGAACAATTAAGAAAACTAATAGATGGTCTTGCCGATCAAATGGTTAAACGTATATATGGTGTAGCTGAAGAACAAAGCCAAGCTACGTTCTACGCAGACAGAGACGAAGACCACGCGCTTGGTGAGTTAGCTAGGCTAATGACACTGTCAGCTATATATGAAGACAGAGAAGAATATGAAAAGTGTGCTGCAATTAAAAAGCATATAGATAAAATTAACAATATAATAGATAAATACAATGCGTAAAAAACCAATGCTAGCATATCCAGTTAGCGATAAACCAATTGATTATACCAAACCTGTATTCATGCAACCAAAGCTTGATGGCGTGCGTTGTCTTATACAATATGAAAAAGTAACACCATTACAAACAGGTCCTGTAGCATACTCACGTACAGGTAAACAGTGGAAAAACATTGACCATATACTAGAAAGTCTTACACCTTTCTTTGAAGCTAACCCTGATGTTATACTCGACGGCGAGCTATACAACCACGCTCTACGTAATGACTTTGAAAAGATTATATCTTGTGTGCGTAAAACAAAGCCTACAGCTATTGATAGAGCTGAGTCGCGTAAACTTGTACAGTTTCACTGCTACGATATTGTAGATGAAACACTTGACTTTCAGTCACGTAGTATAAAACTTAATACATTATTAAAACCAACATACGGCATTAAACTAGTTAAAACTATTGCAACTCCTACAGAGTCTCAAGCTAAAGTTAATCATGCTACAAACTTAGACAGCGGCTACGAAGGCTCTATACTACGTATTAACGATGTATATCAATGTAAGCGTTCACATAGCTTACGTAAGTTTAAAGACTTTCACGATGCCGAAGCTACACTAACTAGCTGGGTTGAAGGTAAAGGCAAACGTAAAGGCACAATCGGTAAGTTCATGGCTGTCGATGCTGATGGTAATGAGTTCGGCATGCCAGTTATGGACAATTTCAAAAAGTTACAAACAATGTTCAAAGACATGCAAAGCTGGGTTGGTAAGCAAGCTACGTTC